GCGCATGACGGATGGGCTGTCTGGCATTGGTGAAACTGATGAGGGAAAGGGGTAGCCGGGGAATCCATCTCCTCGGCTCCCTTTCCTGACTTAGTAGCCATAGATAAGATGTGCGCCGCTTATCTCGGCATGACACCATCACAAGTTGATGAGTGTTCGCTCCGAGATATTAACGTCATGCTTGCAGGCGTTAAGGAGCGCATCGAACAGCAAGAGGATCTTAAGTGGCAACGCACCCTAACGGTTGTTCAGCAGCTTGAGAATTTAATGCTGTTCAGGGCGGGCAAGCGGCAGAAGCCTCTCGATGCTATGTACCGCCAACTTAAAAAACAGGAAACGCCCATCATGCGAATAGCTGAATATCAGCAACTTCGCCAACGGGCAAAAGCAATACTGGAAGATGGCTACGGTAGCGAATCTTAATGTAAGGGTCGGCGCGGACATACAGTCCTTTCAGTCGGGCATGGCAAAGGTTGAGAGCCAACTGAAGCAGGTTGGATCAAATCTTCGCAACACCGGGCGCACCCTGTCCGCTGCCATTACGCTTCCTATTCTCGGTATCGGAGGCGCTGCTATAAAGGCGGCTTCTGATGTCGAAGAAATGCAGGCCAAGTTTAGTACGGTTTTCAAAACCGTTGGTGGAGAGGTCTCTCGCGAACTGGGCAACTTCTCCAAGCAGGTCAACCGCTCACGCTTCGACCTGCAAGGCATGGCGGCAACCTTCGGCGATATAATCAAGCCGATGGGGTTCACAGAGCAAAGCGCTGCAGAAATGTCCTTAACGCTGACAAAGTTAGCGGTTGACCTCGGCTCCTTCAACAATATGCCGATGGACGAGGCGCTCGCTCGTCTGCGTGGTACGCTCGTTGGTTCGCACGAGAACGCTCTTGCCTTTGGCGTTATCATAAACGAAAACACCCTGAAGCAAGAGTTAATGAGGATCGGCGCGGACAAGCTAACAGGTTCGCAAAAAGAGCAGGCAAAGGCCCAAGCAAGGATGAACCTGCTGCTGGCGGGAACGACAGACGCACAAGGAGACGCTACCAGAACAGCCGGGTCTTTTGCTAATCAGATGCGTGGACTGCGCAATAGCGTTCACGACCTCGGCGTACAGATAGGCGAGTTGCTTTTGCCCCATGCAAGTCTGCTGGTTCAACGATTCGACCGAATGGTTGATATAGTCAGCAACCTTTCTCCTAGCGCACAAAGACTTGGTATTGCAATCGCAGGAATAGCGGCGGCGGCGGGGCCGTTGGTGTTTACGCTTGGCGGCATGGCTTCGGGATTCGCTGGTATTATGCGAGCCGTTACGATAACAATGGGAATGTTCAACCCATACGTGGCAGGCATCGCCGCAGTTGCCGCAATACTGATCGGTTTGCATAGAAATGCAGACGCGGTGAAATCGTCATTGATGAATCTCTACTCAGAGATCAAAGAAAGAACCGCTCCCGTTATTACGCTAATGAAAAATGCCGTGATAACCCTATTCAAAAAAGTTGGCGAATGGGTGGAGTCAGTAGTTGACATCGGGGCAGCGATATTTGGCACTATTGCTACTTGGTGGGATGATAACGGAACGGCGTTGATTGAGAGGCTTGTAAGCATTTTCGAGGCCATAGGTAGTTTTTTTTCAAGCGCGATGGAGTTGATTGGTTTGATCATCTCAAAGGTGCTGGATGGCATAAAATTCGTCTGGGCAAGATGGGGTGACGATATAGTTTCAACCGCGGGCTTCATCATCAAAGCCCTCCTAACCATCCTTGAAGTAGGATTTCAGAACTTGGACCTGTTAGTAAAGGCCATGATTTCCTTTCTAAAGGGTGACCTCGTATCTGCGGGTGGCTTTATAAAGTCGGGTTTACAGAACTCGTTAGCTGGCATCGATACTATTATCGCAGACTTCAGAGACGCATTTCTGGACGAAGCAACGACAAGCGCCGATGACTTCGTAGAGAAGTTTGATATTCAGGGATTTGAGAGCATTATCAAATACGCATTAGAATCCTCGACAACGGACATCGAGGAGTTTAGAAAAGGCGTTCTTGGCGTTGGTGGTTTCTTGGTTGGCGAGGAAAAACTGGACGAGATGTTTGGCTCGCAGGAGTTCGCAAGCATCATACAGGATGCGCTCGACTCAAGCGAAACGACAATCAGCGGATTTAAAACCGAGTCGCTTTTACAGATTCGCGCAGGTGGTGAGGAGCTAGACAAAAACTTTGGTGCGGGTGAGTTCGAGACAATGCTGGGGACGATAATGGCTAACGCGCCCGATCTTGTTAAAGACTTTAAGGATGACGCCCTCGGGTTTCTCGGACAGTTTAAAACTGGCGCTAAGGAAAACCTTGTTGAAGATGAGGACTCGGTTGTAAACACTATGGCGAAGGTTAAGGCGATGGGTATGGAGGTCAGCGAACTTGACCTGACCCTTCCCTTTAAGGCTGCGCCTTCAGTTATAAGCGACTTTGCCCTTAACCTGCAAAACTTGCAAGGTAATCTTGACCTCGTAGGGGAAGAGGCAGACGAGTTGGCTCGCAAGTTTGATACAGTATTCAAGGCTATCGATAGGCTTGGTATCGATGACAAGTCGAAGGTGTATCGCGCGTTCAGTTGGCTGTCTGTTGCTTCTGCCGACCTGACTCTGTTTACGGACGGGTTCAACAACCTAATTGACCTATTCAAGCCATCTACTTACAAAGACTTTTTCGAGGGTCTGAAGGGCGGCTTCAGATCGCTGAGGAACCTGTCGATGGATCTTGGGGACAAGATTTTCAGCATTTTTTCGGACAAGAAAAACGGCTTCAGCGACTTCGTTGGCAAACTCGGCGACTCTGACGGTCTTGTTGGTAAGATTGCAGGCAGTCTTGGGACTTGGTTGCCGGGTATCGGTGCGGCAGGATTGGCGCTCAAGGCGTTTGGTATTGATGCGGGCGATGTTCTGAAGGGTGTAAAGAACGTCATCAAGGGAATCGGTGACGGTATTAAGAACATCTTTGGAAGAGCCAGCAAAGAGAAGAAAAAAGCGGCCCGCTTGGATAGGTTTGTATCGGATGTTTCTGCCCTAGGCGTTGACCTTAGCAACCTGTCAGCTTCGGACAAGAAGTCAATACAGGCACTGATGACACCGTTGCTTACGTCTGGCATCGCAACGTCAGACGATTTGTTAGCGGTTCTTGGGTTAGATTCTTCAGACCTAATGAGGACCGTTACTGATGCCTTTCAGGGTATCCAAAGCCTCGCGTCGGTTATGGACGTTCCAGATGCTGGCTCAGGATTTAACTCCGCAATCTTTGGACTGCTGAACAACTTCGCAGAGGATATTGCTGCTGAGTTTGGCATGACTCAGCTTCAGGCAGAAATGGAGATGTTCGAGTTCTTTGGCGTTTCTGATCGCATTCAAGAAATCAGAGATGAAGTTGCGAGGATGCGAGCCAATCAACTCGGCAGGGGTGTTGACCCAGACGGCGAGACTGGTGTTGGCGGCTTTGGCGATCCTGACAGGCCGGGGTCAGCCGTTGATGTGTTTGGCAATTTAGTGGGCGATCTTGCAGGCGGCGCGCCTAACTTTGCTGGTATAAACATGTTTGGCTCTGATACGCTTGCTACGCTTGGCGCATACGGAGCAGCAGGCATGGGCGCAAGCATGGGCGGCAGCGATACACAGCAAACCATAAACGTCAACCTTGACGGTCAAACCATCGCCACCGCAACGATGCCATACTGGTCTCAGGAGCTTGAGATTTACGGAACGAACCGATAATGGCTATTGCAATCAAAAACCAAGCAGGGTCTGACGTTGACTTTGTAAAGGAGTCGTTCAGGTTTGAGGATGCTGTCACGCAGCGCGGCACGTTGTCCTTTCAGGAGATAGGCACAAGTCCATCCTGCGCTTGGGGCGAAGATGTGTTTGTTTTTGATGATGGCGGCAACCCTCTTTTTTACGCGGGTGACCTTCCTATTGAGCTGGAATCTGGTGGCTTTTTAGAATTGGCCGCGACCACTACCTACTGGGGCGGTACAGTTGAAAGCGTTTCGGAAGATGATATTACCGTTGGCGATACTACAACTGTTCGGTTTACGTATCGATGCATTGACTTTTCCGAGTTTGCGGGTCGGCTCATTATAACCGACCAAACGGTAAACGAAACCGCCGGGGCATGGGTGCAATCTCTTTTATCTGGGCCGCTTGGTCTTTCGTATTATTATGGCGTGACTGCGGGCAACATTGACGATGGGGCCTACATTGACTATATGCCGTGGAACTACGTAAGCATTGAACTTGCCCTTGATGAACTGGCAGAGATCAGCGGCTTCTTTTGGAATATAGACAAAGACAAAAAACTAAACTTTCAGTCTGTTGACGCTGCGGCTGCGCCGTTTTCCATAACCACATCCAACAAGCCCTACAAATCAATTCGCTTCTCAACGGTTAGAGGCTCATATCGAAACCAAGTCTTTGTTAGGGCAGGTACAGCCAATGATGACGATAACACAGTTGAGGTGCAGCTTGGAGACGGAAACAAGCGAGCATTCGTTGTTGGTGCTGAGATAGGTGACACTCCGACCATAGAGGTCGACACAGGGAGTGGGTATGCAACGAAGACAGTAGGCGTGAACGGAATAGGAACGGTATCCGATTTTTACTATAACACAGGAAGCAGCGTTGTAGTGCAAGATCCCGGTCAAACAGTTCTGTCTGCTACGGACAAAATTAAAATAACCTACAAGGCGCGTTACCCCATTATAGTTTCCGCCTCTAATGATGCAGAAATAGTTGACAGGACCGCCGCTGAGTCTGGAGCATACGCCTTGTATCAATCCGTAGTGGATGCAACAGACGTAGACAATGCAGAAGCCGCTGAACTTAAAGCGCAGTCCATTCTAAACCAGTATTCACAGCCCCGTATAACCTGCCGATATACAACCGATCAGGTCAACATCGAAGCCGGTCAGACGCAGTATATAGACCTTACTGAGCATGGTATTGATGCGAACTTCCTTATTGAGAAGATCGGCGCTTCGCTTCGCCATGACGGGCAACTATCCTTTGACGTTACAGCCGCCGCAACCCAGACCGTTGCTGGGTGGTCCTACTGGAAGCAGAAAACCCGACAAGACCGTAAATTCGTTGTGCGGGACAATGAGGTACTTCGGTTGTTAAACAGCGAGAAAGACAACGCAACCGCAGCCGATACCGCAACAGGAACGACCTATACAGGAGCCTACACAGTCAATGGCACAGACACCTACATTGATGGATTCCATGTCGGATAACATACGACCACACGGACGGGTAACTGTCGAAGTCATTACCGACGAAGGCACGACCGTATACGAGCAGAACAACGTTGTTACGAACAATGGCGTGGCTCGTATTGCTGCTGTCTGGGCGCAGGACTCAACAACGTTTCCGTCACACATTGGCATCGGCACAGATGACACGGCGGCGGCTACGACAGACACGGCGCTTGGCGCAGAAGTAGATCGTAACGGTATCGTCACAGACTTTGCTACTGGCGCAGTCGCTACCTTTAAGGCGTTCTTCTCTAAGGCAGAAGCCAACGGAAACACCATCGCCGAGTTGGGAATGTTCGACGCGGCATCTGGTGGAACGATGTTCTGCCGCTCCGTATTGGCAACTGCTATCGTCAAGGATGCGACCAAGAGCATCAACATAACATGGACAATAACCTTCGCTGACGCATAATGGCTACCACAGTATTTCCAGAGGCAGGCGATCAGATCACCGAGGCGGCATGGACCTCGGCCAACAAGACCCTCACGAATGTTGATGCGTTTCGGCTGTCTGGTTATTCTCTGTCAGCAGGTACAGGTCTGAACGTAGATATAGCCTCTGGCACTTGTTTCGTCAACGGATTTCAGATTGTGTCAGACGGTACGCAAGTTGAGGCTCTTTCGCCTAACTCAATCAACTACGTTTACCTAAACGACGATGGCACATTCACGGTAAACACAAGCGGAACGCAGCCTGCGGACACGCTTTTTCTTGGCACAGCGACAACGAACGCTTCTGCCGTTACTGCTGTTTCGCATTACAAGGCTGTTGCTAACGCGGCAAACGTAATGGTTGTTAAGCAAGCCGACGAATCTGTATCGTCCAGCACAACGCTTCAAAACGATGATGAGTTAGTTTGGACTGCAACGAGCGGCGAGTCTTGGGAATTGTTGATTGCGCTTAAGGTTAGTACCGGGGCAGGCAACCTCAAGTTTGACCTAACAGGTTTTGATACACAGCCATATACTTACCAAGAGGGTAACGCCATCATTTTTGCTGATTCTGGTACACCCGAAAATACCTCAGATACAGCAATTATTATAAGAACGGTTGTCACAGTATCGACAACAAGCACAGTCGGGCTTGAGTGGGCGCAGAATGTTAGCGATGCAAGTAACAGCACTATTCAAGCCGGATCGTTTCTAATGGCAAGGAGGCTAATCGGCTGATGGCTACGACAGTATTCCCACAGACTGACGATGTAGTAACGAGGACCGCTTGGCAGTCCCTGAACAGCACTATTTCACACGGTGAGTTTCGTGATGTAGTGGAGAGTGCAACAACTTCGGTTGATGTTGAGCGCCTGTTGTTTGAGCGAACTATAACTAGCTCTATCATTGACACGCTTGGAAGCTATGATGTTTTGATGTCAATCTCCCTGCAAGCCGGACATACTTACTACGTACAAGGTTTCTTTTCTCTTAAAAAGAGAAACGCCAATTCTCCCGAAGAAAAGATAACGGCATCCATAACTCTTGACTCTGGGATAAAGGCTTATGCGGCAAACATAAGAAGCAACACAACGGTATCTCCCTCGGCGGATGTGATTTATATCACTGATTTTACTGGACCAACGAACCAAGATATATTGGGCAACATATTCGTCCCTAGCAATGTTGAGTTTGACCAAGAACCGATATTTTGGGTTGATATGATTGTGGTATCAGACCAATCGGGAGACCTTTCATTTTCCGCTAAACAAACACAAGAAGGCGTCACAACCTCATACGAACTTGACGAACTTACTTTCCTGAAAGCAACACCGATAAAGGGATAGACGATGGCAACAGTACACGACTTAGCAGAAAACACCGCGCCGGACGGGACCGATCGGCTATATGTTACCGATGGTACAAACGACGAAGGCGTGCAGATTGCCAACCTTCTTAAAGGTAGTGGCGCAGAAGTGCCTGCGTCTAAGATTACAGGTACAATAGCGGCATCTGCCTTGCCCGTTATAACGCATGAAAAGGGCGGGCTTGAAACGGACGTTTCTGCATATAGCGGGTTGGTGAAAATAAGCGGCGGCGCAACGTCAGCAGTAACTGCTCCTACTGGTGATATTGTTGGAACGAGCGACACGCAGACGCTAACCAACAAGACCATTGATACGTCAGCAAATACGCTTACTTTTGCGGCAGAGGCTAATCTGCAAGACAACCTGCTGACTCGTCCGCTCGTCAAAGATTACGCGATGGAGGTGTATGCACACGGCAGCATCACCACAGCCACGACCATTGATCTTGAAAACGGCAACGTTCACACGGCAACAATTGGCGGCAACCTGACGCTGACCTTCTCCAATCCTATTGCATCAGGTGACGCTACCAGTTTCGTTCTTGAGTTGACCAACGGAGGCGCATATACGCTAACCTTTCCTGCTGCCGTAGATTGGGAAGGCGGGACCGCGCCAACGCTTACAGCCGCAGGCGTGGACATCCTCGTATTTTATACGCGAGACGGTGGCACTACTTGGCATGGCATCGCCTCATCCTTAGACAGCAAGTAAAATGTTTACACCGGAAGCACTTGCGACAAAACCGACAAGGGGCGGTGGTTCAGTTGTTACGTCAAATACCCACGTTGTCACGGTGTCTGGCGAAAAGGAATACATAGCGATTTATGATGTTCAAACGCCATCCTCCATTACGCAGACAGCAAACTACGATCTATCGGCTGTTGAAGGAGGAACTGGTACTATAAATGGTATGAACAGAGGCGGCGCTCTCCAATTAAACAACGGCACTATGCCGCTACACGTTGTTAACGGGGTAGTATATGTTGCAATTTATCAGTCTATCTACGCCTATGATGTCAGCGATCCAACGACGATTAGCGAACTTGGCAGCATTGACTTAAGTGCCTATACAAGTCGGCAAGTTGAACAATGCGCCCGGAATATGCACCATGACGATCGTCTTTTCGCACTTACCGATTTTGGTAGTGGAAGCGGAGCCGAATTGTTTTGCATTGACATAACAGACCCATCCAGTATGTCATACTTGCATGATGTCACTATTACGGCAGAAAGTGGTCAGAGTAATGTTGGCTACGGATCATTTGCATCCGCTTATGACTCAAACAGTTATACTGACGGGCAGATTGCCGTTCCTGTTGACAGAGCGGTCAAAGGCTATGAACTAACAGGCGCATCTCGCGACGGCCTTAGTATTATCTGGATTGAGAATCATGCAACTAACTCAAGTGCCGCTACCACCCAAATTATGGGTATTGATTTTTGTACAGGATTAAGTAACGATACATTTACCCAGACTTTAGTTTCGTTCTTTGAGGCGGGTAAGGTTGCTTTCACTACTCTTGGCTACAGCACAAATACCGCGTTTACTAATGCAGGTGTGCTTGACGATCCTCGTGGAATAAGGGCGTTGCCAGAGTATTCGGCGTATGGGACTTATACTGCTTTTTGTGTTGCTGCTTACGATGATGACGCTCTCGTTATTTTAGAAAAACCGAGCGCTAGTGGCACACCAGTAGTAAGGGTTGACCAATACGATGCGTCAAACAATGGCATCATGCACATTGATGTGTATGACGAATGGATATACTGTGCAGGCTCGGTTTATCAAGGTTTCTCGATGTGGGAGTTGACAGGCTCAACGTCCGTTTCTCTTGGCGGTAACAAGCAAGACACTACGTACCTGGGAAGAGCTTTCCAAATAGGAGTCATTCAGTAAAACAAAGACTACAATGGTATTCGTGATTGAGCATAGCGATGGGACGTTGCAGCACCCTGTCTCTAAGGCAGCGTTAAAGCACCTATTCCCGCACGTATCATTTCCCAGAGATTGGAATGGATACTACAATTCTGATCTCGGCATCTTTCCCCTTGTGGAAACGCCAAAGCCAGAGCATGACCTGACGCATCACAACGTAGAGGGCGAGCCTGTTAAGCAAGGGAATGAGTACGTCGGGGTATGGCAAACACCTATCCCAAAGACTGATGAGGAGATGCACGATGCTTGGCAGGTTCGTTTAAGAAAAGCCAAGAACAAAGCAAGGGATATTATAGAGGCAAGGTATCCTGATTGGAAGCAGCGCAACATGACCATGCGCGTCCTAACCTTGCAGAACATCAGCCCTCTTACAGAGGATGAGCAAGCAGAGCTGGTAGGCATTTCTGCGGCATGGGACTGGATTGATGCGGTACGTGCTGAATCAGATGCTCTTGAGCAGCACCTACTAAGCATAGGGCTTGTGGCGGCAAGATATTATGACTTTGGAAACCACAATTGGCCTCAATAACCCAACGACACCATGTGGAACGTTTCCCGGCTTGGACCTGATGCACACCAGATACAGTTCGACGATGAGTTCCAAAACAACGACTGGGAGCAATGGGTACTGCTGACGGGAGACCGTCACTGGGACAACCAGCACTCGGACTGGGCGCTACAAAAGAAGCACCTCGAATTGGCAAAGGAGCGCAACGCTCCGGTGATCGACGTTGGGGACTTCTTCTGCCTAATGCAAGGCAAGTACGACAGGCGCAAGTCCTCGGATGCTCTGCGACCTATCCACCGGGGCGAAGAATACTTTGATGACATACCGAACACGGCGGTTGATTTTTTCAAACCGTACGCCCACCAGTTCGCTGTCATCGGACATGGCAACCACGAAACCGCGATTATAAAGCATCACCAAACGGACGTACTCGCTCGCTTTGCCTATCGGCTAAACAAGGAGACAGGG